CTTGAATCTTTCCAGAAAATTCTTTCGTAATCCGATATATGGGCTGCCTGAGACGGTTATCGAGGTCAAGGATAACCTTCTCCATAGGAGTCCGAGGGTAGTAAGTTCCCCCACCCTCGGGCCCCTTAGGCCACTCTATCTTCGGTACACAAAACGCAGAGTAAGAACTGGACCCAGTATTGAACGTCCCCCCCATGCTTCTGAAGAACTTGGCACGGTCTGTTCCATATGCCCTGGCCAGGGAATAAAGGTCGACGAAGTCACATTCTCCGACATCCACAGAGGTGTCGTCGCGTATGGCTTCATTGATATTATTCTCTGCCACCATAGTGGACAGGCTGGCAAGTTCCTCAGAGCCCTTACTGGCTTTCTTCTGACAGTCAATAGCTGCCATTACCTTAGAGAGCTCACCCACACTAAGATCACAGTGGGTGAGGTTGTAAAGGTCCCTGCGGAACCAGGCAGGGAACTCCTTCAAACTCTTCGGATTCTTACGCGGGTAGTTAAGACCGCCAAGACATGCGGGAGCAAACGGTACTCGATTCCTCTTGAGGCATGCACGGATCATGTCACGCCTAAGAGTGCGGAGGACCCTCCTAATCCTGACGCCAAGCGCCTTAAGATTGGGAAGATCTTCGTAGAATCGATCTCCGTCGGACAAGTAACGAGTCCGCTCTCGCTTGTATCCCTGTTCACTAGGTACCACAGTCTGAACGACAGAATAGGTGCTGGTCATCCTCAGCTCACCGGTGAAGAACTGGTGGACGACGGGATCGGGCCAATCTATTCTGCCATTGGAGCCTTTCTGCGGGAACAGTACGCTCTTGATGGGTACTTTGAGACCTCTGTCGAAACAGATGATCCCATCGTACTCTGCACCCCGAACGTACATGTTCTCACAGAAGACTCCGGCTGTGGCGGATACAAATGTCTTGGTGGGGTGAACCCCACTACCTATGGCCGAGATCCTGCGGCTGTAAGATCTGAACTCAAGAGGGGTGATGTACGCCAACATATCATCACCGCAGATCTTGGGTCCATTCCTAGCCGAGTCAAGTGCCCACAGGTTAAGAATGCAAAGAAGAGTGAAGGAACAGGGGGTTCCCATCGGGGACCCTCTTCTCATAGGTACGCGCATAACGTCAGAAGTGCCATCCCATCCTCGGGACATCAGTTCGCTGGCACGTGCGTTGAACTTTCTACTACCGGCCTTCAGACCCCCGAGAAGGTCCTTGACTCGGTACTCGGCGAGATGAGTCTCGCTAACGCCGAGGGTAGAAAGGAACAAGTCAACGACTCCAGCTGGGAAACCGAATGTCCTGAGGCCCTGTGCTACTGCCAAAATGGCCTCGTGAGCAAACCCATCTGTGGCCTTCGTCAAGTCTGCGCTATAGAGACTACAAAATGGTCTATCATAGAATCTAGCGCAAGTAAGATCACCATCCCTTACAAGATCGCAAGAGGGATGATCCTTGACAAAGGGGAAGATGATAGATCTGATCACTTCACCTGCAGACAGCACACCCGATGGCGGGGACGTCACAATACGGTTCTTATAACCCCTCTCCGGGACCACACCAATCCTATGGACAAGTTGCTGACTAGGGTCGCGTTTAAGATAGTCCTCACAATCATTAAGGAAATAATAGTGAGAGACGATATCCGCGAACTCATCCAGTGGGGCCGGGAACTCCATAGTGTAGGACTTCTTCGCTATATTACGAAGGATAGGGTGGCAAGTCTCCTCAGGAGGAAGCATACGACCTTCGCGAATCTCTTTCGCGATGTCGATGCCCTCCGAGGCCTTGTCTCCCTTTTCCCGAATATAGCCGAAGTATCCACCCTTGGATCTTGGCCCCTCGTAGCAACTCGAGGAAGAGGTCTTGTTACAGACAGGAGCGGGGTTAACGATCTTAGGATCGTCACTGCGTTTAAAGATAGAGCTCTCAGAGAGCATCCTAGGAACGAATTCTTCAATGGATCGCAGATGAATTCGTGGTACGGGCGCCGGTGGAGTCATAACATTCTCCATATGCGCCATAAGTTCATTAGCCTTTTGTCCAGGATCTTGGACAACCGGGAAGCCTCGGGACATTGTAGACAATGTATAAAGTCCCGTAGGAGTCACAGCCCGGCGCAGAAACTGATCGAGTCTACGCGGGAAGCCGTGAGGTACCGGTATGTCCGTAGAACGGAGGCTAATTGCCCTCAGACGTGTCATCTCCGCCTTAAGCACGCTCACCGTGTAAGTTATCGAACGGTGAGAGGATCGAATGACCCAGTGCTTAAAGGCGTGGGAACCTTTAAGAGAAGACACATCGCGTACACCATCACTAGGATCGGCCATAACGAGAGCAGCCCATATAGCCTCCCATACGATCTGTATGGGACGTCTATGAGCAGGATTACGAGAGATTCTCGTGGAACGGGGCTTGCGACCACCACCCTTAACGGGGGATGGTGCAGGCAAGTCCTTGAAGTCCACTCGGGTTAGGTGACTACTCAGCCTAACTTTCATGTTCTTCATATAGGAC